GTATATGCAGATTTATAACACAAATAAATCGACTATTGAGTCGGCCGCAAAATCACACGGAAAATCATCGTCAAGTAACGGTCACTGGATCTGGCCGGGAACAGTCCTGACGATTCCAGGATAAAGAAAGGGGACGCATGAGCGATATTATAAGAGTCGGCTATATTTCGGCGATTAACTACGCGGACGGGACGGCCCAGGTCGTCTATAAAGACCGCGACAATGCCGTTTCGCCTTATATGCCGTTTTTTTCAAATGAATTTGATCCGCCACCGGTTGAAACCCTTGTATATGTGGTACACCTGGAAAACGGCGGAACGCGCGGCGTGATTCTTCCGCCGCCGTATGCAGAAGGAAACCGGCCGCCGGAAGGCGTCTCCGGGATCTGGCGAAAAGATTTCGGGGACGGAAGCTATATCCGGTACGACAAGAAAGCGAAACGCCTTGATGTGGTATCGGATAGCGTGAACGTCGAAGGATTGAATGTTTCCGGGAATCTGACGGTCGGCGGCAATGCAACCGTAACTGGAAAGATCAGCGCCGGGAGCATTTCGGCAAAATCAATCAGCACGACCGGAAACGTCCATGTGGGCGGCAACCTGACCGTTTCCGGCAGTTATCCGACATAGGAAGGACGGTGATGTAAATGATCGGATATTTCGGGGACATTATCTTCGAAACCAGCGACAAGAAAATCTGCAATTTCAATGATTTCAAACAGGCCGCTTCCGCGAACTATTCCGAACACAGCCGTTACCGGAAGAAATCGGAACGGGAATTCATCGGCCCGAACAACGAAGGCGTGTCGTTCACAATGAAGATCCGCGCCGGTCACGGTGTACGGCCCCGTATTATGAAGGACAAACTGATAAAGTATTGTGAAAGTGGAAAAGTTTGTCCGCTAGTAATTGGCGGCCACAAGATCGGCGGCGGAAAGTGGACGGTTGATTCCATCGACGCAAACTTTAAGGAAGTGTGGAACCGCGGCGAACTTGTTTCCGTCGAAATCGCCGTAACGGCCACGGAATACTATTAAGGGGGCGCGAACGATGATTGAAATTGACGGCGTACAAATTGTAATGAATAGCGAAGTGGAACTTTCCCTTCGTCAAGAAATCATGGAAAAGGTGTCTTTTATTTTATCCGTTTTGAAAGGCACTATTCCGATGAACCGGGAAGTCGGGATTGATCCTGATGTTATATCGGCGCCGGCCTACCAGGCCCAGAACCTTTATACCATTTCAGCGATCGAAGTTGTCGAAGAATTCGAAGACCGCGTTTCGGTCGATGAAGTCCGGTTTGAAACAAATGGAAACGGAAATTTAATTCCGAAGGTGGTGCTTGTATATAATGGCTGATGAAATCCAGAAACTATATGATCTTCCCGACGTATCGTTCATAGACGACATTACATTCGATCAGATCTTGAATGAAAATATTACAAACTGGCAAAATGAATATGAACAGGAAACCGGGAAGAAAAAGATCCTTCGCCCAGGCGATAAAGAATACATCCAGTTAAAGATTGAAGCCGGCCAGTGGTTCCAGATGTATAAACAACTTGACTTTGCGGCAAAACAGAACCTTTTGAAGTATTCAACCGGCGATTTCCTGAAACATTTAGGATCCATGAAAAAGACCTTTATCAACGAACCGAAGGCGGCAGTCACAACGGTTCGTTTTATTTTGTCCGAAATCCGCCGTGAAGTGGTTTATATCCCGGCCGGAACCAGAGTCACAGCCGGGGACGGAATTTATTTCGCGACCGACGACTTCGCAGAGGTCACGGCCGGCGCGGATCATATCGACGTCGATTGTACGTGTGAAACGGTCGGAACGGTCGGGAATGATTATATTGTCGGCCAGATTGAAACCCTGGTCGATCCGGTTCCTTATGTGGCCGAAGTTACAAATATAACGAAGTCGGAAGGCGGAGCCGGAGAAGAAACAGAAGAAAACTTCCGTGAACGAATTTTCCTGGCGCCGTCGTCCTATTCCACAGCCGGCCCGTCTGACGCTTACGAATACTGGGTGAAACAGTACAATTCGGCGGCGATCGAGGATGTGAAGATCTACGAGCCGGAAGACGCGGTTGTGGACATCCGAATTCTTCTGAACGGCGGAGAATTGCCGACACAGACGTTTTGCAACGGCTGTCTGGCATATCTAAAAAACAACCCGATTATTCCGCTTACAGACAAAGACCAGATCGCGCCGCCTGACGTTGTGAAATACGATATTAAGGCGACTTATTATATTGGCCGAAGTGACATTAACAATCTGGCGGCCATTAAGAGTGCGATCGAAGCCGCAAAAGATACATATATCGAGTGGCAAAAAACAAAGATCGGCCGGGACATCAACCCGGACACCCTGACAGAATTTGTCAGAGCCGCCGGCGGAAAGCGCGTCGTTATCGAATCCCCGGCGTTCCAGGTTGTCCCGGAAACATCCGTCGCCCAGGAAAGAACGATCGAATTCGTTTACGGGGGCGTTGAAAATGATTAGTCTTCACGATTACCGGACAGAAGACGCGCTTCCGGCAGAAATGAAGACACCTGAACACCTGGCTTCGTGCCGGGTGTTTGATATTCAGAAAAAGAAATTCATGGAACGGTTGCGCCGGGTGTATATCTGGGCGGATCTGGATAAGGTCGAAGACGACAAGCTGGACTTCCTGGCAGTTGAAAGCCGTGTTCTGTTTTATAACACGTCGCTTTCGCCGGAAATCAAAAGAAGTTTGATCCGAAATTCGATTTACTGGTACATGAAGCTAGGAACCAGCCAGGCCATGACAGAAATGATCGACACCGTGTTCGGCGACAATAACACGTCAGTCGAAGAATGGTACACATACGCCGGAGCGCCTTTCCATTTCCGAATTGCAGTCGGAACGGAAGTGACGCAGACTTCCATAAAAGAATTTCTGAATTATTTGAATAAAGTTAAAAATGCGCGTTCCCGTTTCGATTACATGGCTTTTCAGAACGGGATCACGCTTAAATTTTTCGATAAATCAGAGTACCAGACGTTTTTCTATACCTTTTGCGGTGATTTCGAGTGTGGCACATATCCGGCGGCCGCGGTTGGATTTATCCCGACCGAAGTTCAGCTTTCACTTGAAGCAGAGGGAGAAGAAGCGTTCGCAGAGTACACGCCAGCCGGAACCACGCCGGACATTTCAACCGGCTTGCATTTATCCGAAGTTACAGTCGATCTTGAAGGCGCCACCGACGGACAGACAATCGTTTATCCGACGGACAGCGACCAGGAAACCGGTTCTTATCCAGATCCGGCGACCGGTCTTGTGCTGGCGGAAAGCGGCGTTTCCGTCGCGCCTGAAAGTGAAGGACTTAACTTATATTATGATAGCACCGCGGAGAAATACGCCGCGGACGAAGAATGAAAGGAGATCGAAACAGCATGACAGAAGGAAATTACATTCCTTTAACGGACGAAGCAATCGACGACGTGAAGGAATATCTGAAAAAGGTTGTCGCTTACGCGGAATACCGTTCCGGGAATACCTGGACAAAAATTCCGATCGACCATGTGGAAACTTTATCCGATGGCCGGATCGCGATCTATGTTATGTTCGATCATAACGCCCCGGATTCTATTACAGGAATTCGCTTCTATCATCGCGGCGGCTTCTTATGGGCCGGCGGTAACGAAAGCCTGAACAAAGAGGAATTCGACGAAGGCGTCATGTATCGTTATACGATCAAAATTGTACAGTCTTCGGGGAATGAGTAGAAAGGAGCGATAAAAGATGTATATTCCGGTTTTTTGGAAAGACCGAATTGTCCAGTACCCTAGACGGGTTTCCGTCGTGGATCTGGGAAACGGTGTGAAAGAATGGACGCCGGCCCCTGGTGAGATTCACCAGAAAGGCACACAGCAGAGCGCGACCAACTTCGGAAACGAAGATATGGGAATCCTGGAAGGAAACCTGATCGCGGCCACGAACGCCATTCACCTTCGACTTATCCAGGAATCAGTTGACGATCTTCGCGGCCAGGTATTAACGGCGACACTCACAAATTCGCTGAAATATCCGGCGACCAATTCCGCGAAGACGATCACCCTTCCGAAGATTGTCAATAAGACCGATTACAAGGTCGATATTGAGGTCGCGGAAGCGGACGGCCCGGTCGAGTATGCAGAAGTATTCGACAAGGCCCTGAACGCCTTTAAGGTGCGTTACTATGGTAGCGCCAAAAATGTAACATTAAAACTTCATGTGATCGGGGGACTGTACTAATGCCAGCAAATGTAATTATTAAATCAGACGAAAGACGCGCCCAGGAATCCGCGATGTTACGCGCCTTCGGTGGCGGCCACGAAGGCAATTCAGCCGCCCAGAATCGCGAATACGCGGAAGAAATCAACGCGCGAATGAATGATGTAAAAAGAGAGGTGGGAATGAGACGATGAAAATTATCGAAGCAAACGAAGGCCAGAAGATTTCCTATTCCACAACGAAAACCTGGCTGAACGTCGGCGATCAGATCATGCTGAATCTGAAAAAATACGAAGCCGACAACGATGTCCATATCGACATTACTTCGGATATGTCCGGCAACCTGGAAACCGGTGTCGGTCTTCTTTATGTGGCACAGGTGGACATTCCGGCCAGAGCCTACACGGAAGAAGAAATCCCGAACCCGGACTATTCCGAAGAAACAGAAAACAGCCAGAAAACAATTATCAAGCGCGATCCGGTTCCGTTCTCTATGGACAACGTAACCTTGACCCTGTTCGCGCTGAAAGAAGGTGTAATCTATGAATAACTATCAGTTTGACAGCCTGAAATTTGCCACAGAAGGATTGACTGGCGGCGGTTGTACCATTATTTCGGACGTCAAGGGCCTTCCGTCCTTTATGATTCCGTTTAACAAGCGCACAAACGCCCAGTTATTCGATGGCGGAAGCGAAAAGACACATTCGGCCTTTTTGGTTGATGACGTGGAATACAAGCGCTTCTTTTTCAGTAAATTTATTAACTGTATTGTGGACGGCCTGGCCTATTCCTGGCCGCTGGTGGATCCGAAAGCGTCCATCAATTACGACGCGTCACACGCGGCTTGTAACGCGAAGGGAACGGGCTGGCATTTAGCGTCAATCCCGGAACGTGCGGTCATTAACCATTTGATTTATAAATCCGGCTTTATTCCGCGCGGTAACACCCAGTACGGAAAACACCACACATACACTTACGAGGTGGGCGAGACAACCGCAACCGAAAGCGACGGATCAGGCGGAACAAGAACAACCAGAACCGCGACCGGATCCGGCCCGGCGACCTGGTTCCATGACGGAACGCGAAATGGTATCGCTGATTACGTGGGCGACGTCTGGAAATGGATGTCCGGCCTTAGAGTTTATAAAGGCGAAATTCAGATCTTCGTCGGCAACTTGGCCGCGAAACAGGTTTCACACCTTGCCACGTCCACATATTGGAAGGCCATTCTTCCGAATGGTAGCCTGGTAGAACCTGGAACACCTGGCACCTTGAAATATACAAAGGATTTCAAGATCGCAACCGATACCGGCGCGGCCGGCAGTACCTACACGGCAAACTTCGGAAATCTTGTGGCTGGAACCGGCGTGACAACGATCCCGGAGATCTTGAAGGAATTATTCCTTGCACCGGTAAGCGGCGTCACACATACCGGCGCTTTTTGGATCAACAACGAAGACGAGCGCTTGCCGATTGTCTCTGGCGGTTACGTCAACACTTCGAACGCTGGCCCTTCCGCGTTGGCCTTGAACTACCCACGTTCGGGCGTCTGGACGGACTTCGGCTTCTTCTCCGCTTTTATGGAGTTGGTATCTGCAATCTGATAGCCGTGTTCTGTTTGGGGCTACGATAGTAGCCCCTATATTTTTGAAACACAAGAAAGGATTGCAACAATGGGAAATATGCGAAGATACGGGGAGCCCGGAAATCCCGAAACCGACGAAGGACGGGAACAACGAAGCGGCCTGATAATTCTTCAAAGGTCAAAAGACCTTATGAAATATCTGTACACTTCTTTTGTGAAATATCCCAGAAGTGAAAAGTTGGGGTTTGTAGCGGACTATAAAAAGTGTCTGTTTCAATTCCTGATTCTTATAATCACGGCACAAAAGAAGTATTTCAAGAAAACGACACTTCAAGACGCGGACGTTCAGCTTGAATTATTGCGAATGTTCAATGATTTGTCGTATGACATGAAATTTGTAGACGAAAAGCGTTACATACTGGTTTCAGAAAAGTTATGTGAAATCGGGCGGCTACTCGGCGGCTGGATCCGATCACAAAAGGAAACCAGCACAAACACCGGAAAATAATTTCCGGCAGATGGAACAGGTCAAAAACGCTTGCCGATTGTCTCTGGCAGTTACAACAACACTTCGAACGCTGGCCCTTCCGCGTTGAACTTGAACAACCCACGTTCGAACGTCAGGACGAACATCGGCTTCTTCTCCGCTTATCCTTTTAGCCAGACGGGAAAGTTTACGGACTTTTCACAGTGCAAGAAAGGGAAAAGGGATCTGTTTCAGTTCCGGTCATAGCGCCGGAGAAATTAAATTTGCTGATAATGCGGTTAGTACCTGGCGAAAGCCAGCGAAGGGCGTAACGATCAGCGCCGCGCCCACGCCGAAAGCAAGGGCGCACAATTCCAACGAAAGGAATTAACCACAATGAAGACTTTCGACATTACGCACGAAGAAATCATCGACCCGTCGAACCTACTTGAAGCGGATCGCAACGCTTCACAGGGCAAGCACAACCGCGACGAAAACTTGAAATTCTCCGCGCATAGGGAAGAAGAAATCATTGATCTCACGAATCGACTAACATACTACCCAAAAGACGGGATCCCAGGGAATCCGCTTGAATCGTCCTATCGTGTCGGCAAGTACCGCATGAAACAGATTTATGAGCCGAAGCCCCGAATTATCATGGCTTTACAGTACCGGGATCGTGTCGTTCAATGGGCGTATTACCAGAAGTTAAACCCTTTATTCGACCGGCAGTATATAACGCATAGTTACGGTTGCCGGAAGGGCAAGGGAACCGTCAAGGCAAGAAAACAGTTACAGATCTGGCTTCGGAAGGTCAACCGGAGTCCGAAACACTGGTACGTCTTAAAACTTGACATTGCAAAATACTTTTACCGCGTCGATCACGAAATCCTTATGAAGATCTTGAAAAAGCACATCAAGGACGAACTGATTCTTCGCGACCTGGACAAACTGATAAATTGCGAACATACCGCCTTCGGCCTTCCTTCCGGCGTCCAGCCGGAGTTGTGTAAACAAGAAGACTGGTTATACAATCGCGGTATGCCGATCGGAAACCTGACAAGTCAAATGTTTGCAAACATTTACTTGAACGAATTGGATCAGTTTTGCAAACACGTTCTTCATATCGAAAAATATATTCGGTTTGTAGACGACGTGATCGCACTTTTTGACAGTAAGGAAAAGGCGTTCGCGGCAAGGGATGAAATCGAAAGATTTCTGAATGAAGAATTGCACCTTGAATTAAATAACAAGACATCAATCCGACCAGCTTATCTTCCGGTAACATTTGTCGGCGCCCTTATTACGCCGCTGACAATCCGCGTTCGAAAATCGACACGACAAAGAATGTATCGCCGGATCCGGTTCATTCAGAAAATGTTTGAAATGGGCCAGCTTGCATGGGAAAAGGTCAACAACACCATGCAAAGTTATTTCGGCCTGATAAGCAACTTCACGGCCGGAAACCTTCTCCGAAAGATTATTGACGAATTTTCTTTCCGGGTTCCAGATAACAATTCATAGCCTGGTATTTTACCGGGTTATTTTTGTCTAATAATCAGGAAAGGGGGTTCACGGTATGGAAACAGAATTTGAAAGAGAAGTTCTTGACCGACTTATCAAGATTGAAGGAAAACTTGACGGTTACAATAACGCCAAAGTCAAGACCTATGAGAACGAAAAAGAAATTCTTCGAATCAAAAGCGATCTTGAAGACGTCCAGAAGACCGTCACAGATCTTACTGAATCGAATAAATGGCTTTTCCGAACTGTCGTGGCGGCTATTATCGTCGCGGCCATCGGACTTTTAACAACCATTGTTCGAACCGGCGTCGGATTATAACTGAAAACTATTTTTACACCAGAAAGGAGAAAAACAACATGAACATTGAATTTATCATCGAAAATGCTTCAAAAATTATCCTGATTGTGGCCGCAATCTGTACATTGATTTCGGTTATCACAGAGTTTACAAAGGGGATCGGCTTCCTGGACAAGATTCCGACAAAGTTCCAGGTTCTTATTCTGTCCCTTGTAATTTGCGTGATCGGCTTCTTTGCTTACCTGTCTTACGCGTCAATCGCGTTCGTGTGGTATTACCTGGTAGCCGTCATTTTCGCGGCGTTCATCGTGGCGATCGTGTGTTGTAAGGGCTGGGACTATTTGTTTGAGATCTGGGCCAGATTTTACAGAAAGAAGGACTAATCAATGTCGGAAAAAGATTTTGTTATCAAAATCGCACCGTATGCCATGAGAGACGCGGAAGCAAGCGGAATACTTGCTTCCGTAACAATGGCACAGGCAATTTTAGAAAGCGGTTACGGCTCTACTGACCTGGCCGTGAACGCGAACAACCTTTTCGGGATGAAGTGTTCTTTAAGTGGGAACACCTGGAAAAGCGTCTGGGACGGTACTTCGAAATATACGAAGACCACAAAGGAACAGAAGAAGAACGGCGAAGAATATTCCGTCGTTGCTGATTTCCGCGCATACCCGGACATTCAGGCCAGTATAAACGATCATTCGCTTTACTTGCTGGGCGCCATGAAAGGAGCCACAAAGCGGTATGAAGGACTTTCGGGCGAAGCAGATTACAGAAAGGCGATCCAGATCATCAAAAACGGCGGCTACGCCACCGACGTAACATACGTCGAAAAGATCTGTTCCATCATTGAGCGATGGGAACTTCACAAGTACGATGTAAAGGAGAGTGAAGACAAAATGAGTATTGAAATCAAAGAAAATCTTTTAACAAACAGCCCTTGTTATAAGGACGGCCGCAGAATTACACCGGGCGGCGGTATGCTTCATAGTATCGGTTGTCCACAGCCGGATCCGAAGGTTATCGCGAATAATTTTTCCGTTTCAACGGGCGCGTGTGTCCATGCGGTCGTCGGAAAAGCCGCGGTCGTTTTACAGCTTTTACCGTGGAACTTCCGCGCCTGGCATTGTGGATCCGGTTCGAACGGAAGCGGAAACAATTCGCTTATCAGCATTGAAATGACAGAACCGGCGACTATTAAGTATACGGGCGGTTCTTCCTGGATTGAAACAGGCGACGGAAGCAACACGAAGGCCCATGTCCTGGCAACCTACGCGAACGCTGTCCAGTTCTTCGCGTACATCTGCAAGAAATACGGCTTCAATCCTGAAAACAGTAATGTTTTAATGAGCCACCGCGAAGGCCACGCGAAGGGAATTGCTTCGAATCACGGCGATCCCGAACATATCTGGAACAAATACGGTCTGACAATGGATCAGTTCCGAAAGGATGTCAAAAAGGCAATGTCCGGCCAGACCGTCACAACCGTTCCTTCCACGCCAGTAGATAACACCAGCGACGACAAGAGCAACCAGAAGATTAACGCCCTGAACGGAACTGTTACGGTCATTTACAAGGGCGCTGACGGCCTGAATATCCGAAAGGCGCCTAGCTACACGGCCGCCGTCGATCAGATCGTACACGAAGGCGTGTTCACGGTTGTTGGAATTTCCGCCGACGAAAAGTGGTACAAGCTGAAAAGCGGCCTGTTCATTACCACGATCCCGGATTATGTTTCCTTCAAGGCCACCCAGGAACAGAAGGAAAGCACAGCCGGAACCGGCTATTTCCGTGTTCGTAAGTCCTGGGACAAGGCCGACACCCAGATCGGCGCCTTCAAGCAGAAGGAAAACGCGATCGAACTTTGTAAACAGAATAGCGGTTACAAAGTCTTTGACAATTCAGGAAAAGAAATTTATCCTTGCGTTGCCGCCGCGAATGAATCCTTCGTGTTCCGCGTGAAGATTCCTGATTTACGGATCAGAAAAGGCCCTGGCACAACTTACGACTACCACAAGAAAAACGGCCAGGCGGTACACACTGGCGTCGGATCCTTTACCATCGTGAAGACGAAGGAAGGCCCAGGCGCGAAGTTGTGGGGCCTGTTAAAGTCCTACGCGACGAACGAAGATGGCTGGATCGCCCTTGACGATGAATTCGGTTCACGGGTGTAATACACTTTAAAATTTTGAATTTATAACAAATATTTACAACTTACACTTTACAGTTTATAAAATGTATGATACAATAGGCGCAAGGGAAGGGGGTATAAGGGGGAAACAAAATCCCCGGCCAATTCCCAGGCAGAACAGGCGGCGCGGAAAAGCCCGTCTGAACGCGCCAGCCGCCCAGATTTGCGTTTTAATGCTGTAAGTGGACAAATACACAATAAGCCCCGGGAAATCCATTTCCGGGGCTTTTATGCGTTCGTGGGATATATTCTGATATTCTCTGACAAACTCTGATTTATTCTGATTTACTCTGATCCTTCTTTTTCAGGGCGGCGTCGTTCACAATTTCGATGAATTGTGATTCCGGGATTCCGGTCGCCTTCGAAAATAAATCAATATACCGGCAATAATCGGCGTGACAGCGTTTGAAGTCTTCCTTGTCATCCGAAAAGATCGCCTTTTCCATTTTCTCATACGCGCCCACCGTCTTTTCGACGGCGGCTTCAAATGCTTCTTTCCATTCCATAATTCTTCCTTTCCAGGCGGCCGGCCTGGCCGCCCTGTTCTTATTATGCTAATATTTCCGAAGCTACTTGCCTATAATGTTTCTGAATTGCGGTTGACGTCTTCACGGCCTGGCTGTCTTCGCCATAGTCCCAGGCTTCGCGCTGGATCTGATCGGTGAGATCTTCGGCCATCTGGTCAAAGTGTGCGGCAACTTCTGAACGGTCAATTTCGGTTCTGATTTCGATTGTCGCGTGTTCCTTGTTCCAGGTTCGCGCTTCGGCGGCTTTGAACCGGTCGCTGATGAAAATTCCGATCGGCCAGAAACAAAGGTTGTGCTTCGCCTGGCTGATTTTTCCGCGCTTTGAAATCTTGCGAAGGCTATGATCGGAGCCGCACCAGTCAGGATCCCCGGCGGAGTGTTCCACGAAGTAAAGTCCGTTATCATTCTTGAAGAAGGCGTCCTTGATTTCCACGACCATTCCTGTTTTGATTTCCATTCCGTTTTTATCTAACATTTTGATTACCTCTTTTCTTTATCTTATGTTTACATTATACACTATAAAGTGTAATATGTCAAGATTAAATGTAAAGAAAATGATTAAAAACAGAAAGAAATATTTTCTATAATACACGGAAAAGTGTAAAAGAAAAGGGCCTTCCGGCCCTTTATAATTCGGTGACATATTCCATTCCGTCGAAGCTGACGAAGCCGCCGGCGTCCAGGATGGATTGAAGCGCCTTCTTTCCGCCACACGGAATATAAGGAACCAGGATCCCGAACTGGTCGCGGTCGTTACTGAAAGCGATCCAGCCCTTACCGGCTTCATAGAGCGCCCAGCCGGTCACGACTCTAGCGATCTTGTTTGTTCCGAATTTTGTATTTTTAAGTCTTTTGATTTCCATATCTACCACCATTTTAACCTTTCTACTGGATGTTTATTTCCTTTGCTTTATGATATTATAATACACTATAAAGTGTAAAATGTCAAGTATAAATGTAAAGAAAACGATTAAAAAAGAAAGAAATATTTTCAACTTGACATTATAGAGTGTATAAAGTAAAATGATACACACAACAGAAAGGGGTTGATCGAATGGATATGAACACGGCGGAAAAGATCCGCTTCCTGGCTGGCCGTCGAAATATGACAATGGGCGACCTGGCGGAAGGAACAAACCAGACGCGACAGAATTTTTCTAACAAAATGACGCGGTGTAATTTCAAGGAATCAGAACTTGCGGAGATCGCCGGCGTCCTGGGTTGCGAACTGAAAATTGTATTTGTAGACAAACAAACAGGCGATGAAATTTAACGAAAATGTAAGACATGAAAGGAAAAGTTTATGTATAATAAAATAGATTTGCGCGAAGTCCCGGCTGAAAGGCTGAAAGAAATTAGTCTGGATCTGGTAGACATTGACGTCAAGGCGCCAGAATTCGAACCGAACAGACAGTTCTATTTCATGGCGAAAGCCAGGGACTACGTGAAGCGGAAG